TTGGGTAAACATCGCTTGGTTAAACACAGTTCAAAAAGAGCAGTTCAAAAGTCTAGCACCGACGTTAAACTCGATGCTTCACGTCAGGCAAGAGTTTTTGGGGTTCTTCCACAGCCGCTGCCTCAGGCTGCTCAAGATATTTTGAAGGTTTTAGGTTCAGGTTGGATTGCTGAGGATGCTGCAAGGGTTGCAGGCGTCAATAAAAGCGATGTCTGGTACTGGAAAGAACGGTTTGTTTACTCTGGCGCTTTGATTCCCAAAGAATCTCAAGTGGCTGAAACGCTTGGTAGACCAAAAAGGGAGCGGCGGTATTCCGCTGGCAATCCAAAGTACTATATTTTGACGCCGTATGGTTCAAAATTGCTCGCTGGGAGTGATAACGCTGCTGGGCGTTTGCCGGTTGTTTTTGAGGATTATCCGGTGAAGTTTTTGGTGTTGCGGTGGGAGCGTGTGGGTTCGGTTGATTGGGAGAAGTTGGGTTCTCCTAGGAATTGGCAGCCGTTGGGTTTTCGGGTTGGTGGGGTTCGGGTTGTTAAGACTACTCGGCATTTGATTGTTCATCCGGGGCCTTTGAAGGGGTTTGATCCGAATGCGTTGGCGGCTGATGCTGGGCGGATTATTGAGCGGGTGCGGTACATTTTGGAGTCTGATAGGTTTGAGATGCGGTTGGCTGATGATGGGGAGCCTTTGCATGGTCCTATGTGGCAGGTGTTTCGTCCTGAGTCGCGCAAGTGGGTCCAAGAAGGCGGCGTGGTTAAGGTTTCTGGTGTAGGCGGGTTGGATGCGTCGCCTAAGCCTTGGTTGCGGGAACTGAGCAATGTTGCTCATGTTGAATACGAGAAGGCAGAACATGCGGCTATAGCTGCAGGGTTTCCGTCTTTGGAATCTAGCCCGGGGAAAGTGAATGCGTACAACGCTGTAATGTTCCCGACCTATTTGGAGGAGATTCATCGAACGGTTCTGGGTTTGTCCGCTCGAATTGACGGGCTGACAGTTGAGGTGGGTTCGGTTAAGCAGTTCGAAGACCAAGTTTCTGAAGTTATGAAGGACCTGAAAACTTTGGCTGTCGCATTGGGGAAACTGGAGAACTTGGATAAAATTCGAGACAGCCTCCAAACAGTTTCGGGAATTCTTAGCCAACTCGTCGACGCCGAGGGTAATAGTGGCCAGAGCCAGCAGCCCAAAGGCTCGATTTCAGCGAATGGAGGTAACGGCTATGTGTCGTAGTTTTGGGATTTTGGATGTGAAAGCCTGTTTAAGGGCGTTTTTGGTCTGAAAGCCAGAGTCCAAAAGCATGGACTTTTCCCATGCATTTCAGAAGTCACTTTTCTAACGTCAGGTAGGCAAGGGTTGGGAGCATTATTTTTGGGGCATGTTGATGGAGGGTTTTTCCTTGAATGAACAGAACGAACAGGGTTTAGGCGAGAAAGCTGTTCAAAGCGTGAAAACTGCTAAGAAAAAGCGGTCTGCTGAGGAGAAAATTGGGCGAATCAAGCATAACCAGATAATGCTTCGGCAATGCTTGACGGAAATTGCTGAGCTATCGGCGAGCGTGAAGGTTTTGCGCAATGCTATGGAGAGTGCTGGGTGGATGCGGTTTTCTGCACCTGAGGTTCAGAAGTGGAGCTTTGAGGATAAAGTCGATGAGGCAATTTTTGATACGGTAAAAGTCAGCGGAGATAACGGAGTGTTTCCTAAGGATGTAGCCGCCGAGCTCAGCCAGTTTGACCTGGCCTATTACGATGTTAGTCGACGGATTGTTCGGATGAATAAACGTTTGAAAGCTGAGTCGGGGCATCATTTGTTTGTGAAGGCGGGGCACAAGTGGGCACTTACGCGATACGCTTTTGAGACGTTTGGTTCTATGGAGATAGAGACCGAGGGGAATTCTTCTGGGCTTAGCGGAGCGGCAGAGTCGATTGCTGAGGAGGCCTTTTAGGTTTGGCTAAGGGTTTGACGGAAAGGGAAAAAGTGATTCTTCGGCTTAAGAAGGATTCGGGCTTGTCTGATTACAAGATTGCTCGGCGGTTGAAGGTGACTCCTGAAACGGTGACACGGTCTAGGTTGAATGCTGAAGAGAAGCTTCGGCGAGCGAAGATGGATTTAGAGTTTGCCAAGAAATTTGGGGTAGAGGTTAGTTGAGAGTTGAGGGCATCATCTTGGAAAAATTCAATACCCGCGAGCTAACTTTGATGTCTCTCAGATCCATATCCTGTTTGGAACTATGAAATCATCCTATTATTCGCTTTGCGTATTCCTCTTCCATCCTCACTGTTATCTCAATCAGAGGGCATGTACGATTTCCAAAACCTAAGGGTGTTTTCTGCTTTGTCTATGATTTCATCGTACGTAAGCACTTCTACATTGTGAAAGGCTTCTTTTAAAAGTCGCATTTTTTTCTTTTGCCCTTCAGTTAGCTTAGTTCCTAATGTAGAACCGATTACTGCAATACCTCTTGAATTGTAACCTTGGGAACGTTGTTCGATATAATAATCGACAGCCTGATGGATTCCATCGTAAACCCCTTTAGATAACGTTCCGTCTTTTCTAAAAATGGGGTCGTTGGCTTCTTCCAATTCGATAATGACACATTTATCCAGTCCATCAATTCGTTCTATAATAAAGTCCGCATGTTTCCTGCTTCCAATTTTGGTGTCGCCTGTAAGCTGACCATCTGGAGTTATATCTGAAAGTATTCTCTTGTCAAAATATTCAATGCCTAGCAACCAGTAGTCTTTAACTAAAAGCTCATGAAGTTCATGTTCATTCTTCTCAGAAGCGTTTTGGTGTTCCTTTACCTTCTTCTTGAACTCCTTCAAGCTTTTTTCCAGTTTTTCATATCTGTCGAGCATTCGAGACATCTCAGGGAGCTTTTTGAAGATTTTGTTCTGTTCCTTAGTTGATAACTTGGCGAGTTGTTTTACGAAATACCTTGATACTTTTGACTTCAATATTGAATTTAATAGCTCCCCTACTTCTTGTTCACCGAGCTTTTCGACAACTTCGAGAAATTTCTTTAGCTCTATTTCGGGCGCATCTGGGTCTAATTTCTGATATTTTTTTATAATTGCAGTCCCTAATTTTGAATGTTCAATAGCATCTTTGATTTTCTGTTTTTCGGGAACGCTCATTTTTTCAAATTCATTAATTAATTTTTCCAGAACAGTGTAGTAAGAATTTTGTAACTCTTCCACTAATGCGGTGGGCGGTTCACCCTTGAAGAAATTTTTGGGGACTTTATCTGAATAGTCGGCCCAAATTCGCCGTGCATATTCTTGTACCTTTAGTTCCTTAACAGCTGCGTCTATTTCTCTGCCATACTCGATGTATGAGTCAATGTTAATTAAGACTGTAAACTGCTCATTTTCATTGCTGACGTAGTAAGCTTGGGGATAGTTTCCTTTGAAAAAGGTTAATTCAAATTTGTCCAAGGAACCGTATTCTTTTTTTAAAAATTTGAGAAGGTGCTTAAGCTTGGTAAAACCAAAAGAAGACCATGCGGTAACTTCTTCTTCCGATGGTTTAAAAGCAAACCCAATTTCTTTTGCTTTTAAATCATCATAGAACCGCCAGTTTTTCCCGCAGCAAAACTTGTCGACGATATCGAAACGTGGCTGCTGTTGGTTTGACATGCATGGTAATAGTAGTTTTCTGCTTTTAAGCTTAACAAAAGAAGGTTATTGCTGGTCAATTAAGTTACCTAAGGCATTATTTTTCAGAAAGAGTTAAGCTGGAAGCACCAACCAGTAGTAAAGCCCGCATAGAAAAGCAACTAGAAGGAAAACTCCAATAGCACTTCCTCTATAATCAAAATCTTTGTGGGCATCATGAACAGCAAAAGTTATTGGCACTACAACAAGCGACAAAGCGATAATTGTGACGCTTAAAACGTTGGTGCCTACTACATGCTCAAACACAGTTGCAAGACGAACGTTTTGAGTTGTTAGCCACATGGCAGCAACCGTAATTGCAAACCATACTGAAGCCTCAACCATGCAACCTTTCAATGGACCTTCAATAGCGTCTTTTGCTTTTTCGGAGTAGGGGTGAGCAAGAACAAAAGCGAGATAAATGATTAAAACAACTACAAATATTACAATTGTGCTGATGAATGTTAGTATTATTTGTGCGAGGTCCACATTCCATTTATTTTCATCGTTTGATTATAAACTTTTTTGACTAATCTACAGCGCTGCACATTAATTATGAATCGTTTTTTTCTTAGTTGCTAGCGTGTTTGGGCTAATAACGTTTTAGTGCTTTTTCAGGGAAAGTAGTCTTCGCTTACTTTATGACGAAATCGGAAAGCGGAAATAGGGTTCGAAGGGCGAGGGGTGATACTTCGGATACTTTTGGTGTTCGGGGTGCTGGTTCTGCGACTTGGCAGGCTAAGTTTGGAATGGCGCTAAACGAGCAAGATTTGATTTTTGCAGTTCGCCGAGAACCTGTAGCTAAACGGACAGTTATCGACGTTGCTTTTGACATGTTTGCCAAAGGCTTCACCGTTGAAGAAATCGCGGAGAAGCCTGATCCCAACTGGAGTCGGCAGGTCTCGAAGGTTCTTGACGGGTTAAATGCAAAGGCTGTTTTGACTAGGCTTTTTCTTTATGAGCGGCTTTTTGGCTGGTCAATTTTAGCTTGCACCTACGTAGATTACGGCGAAAGCAGCGCAGCGGCTTTGGTGAGTCCTAGGGAGATTCGGGAGATTTTGCCGTATAGCTCTTTTCAGTGTTCAGTTCAGTCTTCGGATGAGGACAAGGACGCGGATAGTGACCGCTTTGGCATGCCTGTTTTCTATACGGTTCGGCGTTCTGGCTCGGGTGCTCAAAAGAAGATTCATTTTAGCCGCGTAATCCACTGCGCTACCCGCCTTTTCGATCATCCTTGGAAAGGGTTGTCGGCGCTTGAGGTAATCTACGATGACTTAACGGTTTTCCGCAACGAACGCTGGGCGCTTGGGGAAACGCTTGTTCGCCTTGGCCATGGCTTTGCCGATGTTACCGCTAAAGGAGCCAAGAAGACCGATTTGGATAAGCTTGAAGACAGCAATCAATTCGCTAAACTAAACGCCCGCAGCTACTTCTTGCATGACGACAAGACCACGCTTGATTTCAAAGGAATAGCCGGTAAAGCTGTCAACCCTGAACCGTACGTCACTTCCACTGTGGAGAGTTTGGCGTGTGGCACTCGCATTCCAACTTCTCATTTACGGGGCGCCAACGCTGGAACTTTAGCAGGTAGTGAGGTTAACGATCGCGAGTATTGGGGTGGGATTGCGGCTTTGCAGCCGTTGGCTGAGCCCATCATTTGGGACCTTATTGATCGGTTGATGGAGACAGGTCAGATTCGGCAGGTAAGCGATTATCGGGTTGTCTGGCCTGCTGGCTTTGAGCTTTCTGAAACAAGCAAGGCTTCTATTGAGCTGCAGTTGGCGCAGGCTCGGAATTTGAAGACTTCTTGGAAGACGGTTGATGAAATTCGGGCTGAGGAAGATTTGGAGCCTTTGCCAGGTGGAGTTGGAGCGGTGGTTTTAGGTTTGAACAAAAGTGCCCAGCCGTCGGCGTTTGAGGCTTCTCCCGCTGCAAGTTCGGACACTGCGGATTCCCGTCGCGTGGTTGGTTTCTTCTTGAAACTCAGGAGGAAAAAGAAGCCTTGAGGAACGTTCGAGCGTCACAGATTGAGTTTGACTCTTCCAGAAAGGTTCGGGAGACCGACGAAGCGGTTATTGTTCCGTACATTCTGGCTCGTGAATGCGTCTCGGATTACTGCAGTGGTCGCGGTTACAAGCCAGGCGCTGAGTTGAAAGATGCCGCCTTTACTCTTGAGGGCGCTTGGGTTGTCGCGCACGACCACATTAAGACGATTCATGTGCAGAATCGCGGCGTTATCCGTGGGCGCGTCCAGAATGTCAGTTTTGACGACAAAATGAACGCTGTTGTTGGTGATGTGCACTTTTTGAAGGCTCTTTGTGATGAGGCCTTGCTTGAAAGTGTCAGAAAGAGCACTCTTTCCAAAGATGTGAGCGCAGCTTATTTTGCTGATGAGATTTATGAGCCGGGCAAGTTTGGCGATGATGTCTACGACTTTGTGCAGCGCAATTTCATGTTTGGCCATGTGGCTGTGGGGGTTGTTGAGGGCCGTTGTCCTGGTCCTTTCTGTGGCGTTCAGATGGATAGTTTTGACGGTTTTCTAAGGGTTAAGGTCCGTGATGCGGCTTTGTTTGCGTGCCGGTTGAGTACTTTGGCGGTTGATGCCAAGGCGGGCGTTTTTGCTCTGGTGGGCAAACTGAAGGCGAATTTGACTGCTTCGGGTTATGCTTCGGGCGACGCGGTTGTTCGGGAGTATTTGTTTGAGTCTTCGAAGGGTTGGACTCCTGATAAGGCTCAGGCATGGGTTAGCGAACATGCTGATTCTGCTTTGCCACGTGACAGGGGGTCTGATTCCGCTGAGTTGGCTCCTGATGTTGTGCTTAGGCGTTCGCGTGAGCTTCTTAGTAACATGCCGAAAGGCCGATCAAATGTTATGACTAGCGCGGGATGGTGCGCTCGCCACCACGACGGGGCGTTATAAATCGCGAAAAAACATGGCAGGAAAAAATATTGGCAGACGATAAAAACGATGGCGGGGATTCGAAGAATAAGACTGCAAAGATGAGCATGGACCAAGCGTATGCAGAGATTGAACGACTAAAGAAAAAGGGCGAAGAGGACGAAGCGTTGATTCAGGATTTGACCAAGCAACTGGCTGAGGCTAACTCGGTTCTTGAGAGCCAGGAAAAGGGCAGGTTAATCGGCGAAATTTTACCCAAAAGCAACTTCAAAATTGACGAACTGTCTGGTAAAAGCGTTGATGACCTCAAAAACATCCGGGCCACTCTTGATCAAGCTATGCTTCCCAAAGTGAATAGTGTTCGCTTTGGTGTGCGTGGGATGGATTTGAGTGACCGCGAGAAGGGTTTAACCGTTGGCGACTTGAGCGTTGTAACTGCCAAACGTAAAGGAGTTGCTTAGCTTTGCCTCAGGGTGTAGTTAAGCCAACGAATCAAGTTGTTGTTGCCGCCGGAGAGCCTTTGACAGTTGAGATGGAAATCGGCGCAAACGCAACTCCAGCAAAGATGCTGCCTGGTCGCGTCGTCATTTTTGACGATGCTGATCAGACAGTGTTGGAAGCTGGCGCTAAGGCTGTGGTCGAGGTTGGCTTTTTGGAGGTTTCTCCAACTGGTTCAAAGACGACTGCTTACGCTGTTGGCGACATGGCGCCCGTGGTTTTTGGCGAGTGCTTGGCTGTGCTTACGCTTCTGGCTAGTGAGAACGTTACTCGGGGTGACCCGTTGGTTACGGCTGCTGATGGCAAATTGGCTAAACAGGCAGTTGGTGTCATGGGCGCTCAGGGTAGGGTTGTTGCGTACGCTTGGGAATCAAGTAACGTGACAACTGACGTTGCTATTTTGGTGCATTGGAAGCCTGATAGTGAACCTGCGGCTGTGAGCTGATAGATATGCAATCTTTGAGACATGTCGGACACATGGATACTGCGCGGCTAACTGACGAAGAAATCATGTACATTGAGCAGGCGATAACGGATTCAGTGCAGCCTATCCTCGTTGGACGGAAACTGTTTCCGATTGAGACTTTGCCGCATGCTGGCTTTGTGACTGTGCGTGGTTACAAGCGCACCGACATGAGCCAAGCGACAATTAGCCTGTTTGGACAGGGCAAAAACAAGGATCGGAGCATTAAGACGCCTTTTGACATCACTGTGCCTGTTATTCATAAGGAATTCACCATTAACTGGCGTGACTTGGAAGCAAGTCGCAGTAGTGGTCAACCTTTGGACGTGCAGGATGCAGAGAACGCTGCTCGGCAATGTGCTGAGGAAGAGGATAAGCTGCTCATTTCAGGGCAATACACTGGTTGGAAGGCTTGCGGCGTGGAGGGCTTGGCAACTGCAACTGGCAGAAATACTCAGGCGAGTGGCGGGGCTTGGCCTGCAAATGCTTTAGGCGATCTTAGTAATGCTATTGGCAAGTTGGAAGCTAGTGGACACACGAACAAGGATATGTACGCTGCAGTTCTGCGTAGCACTTGGGCTGCGAAGCTTCGGCAAGTGGTAAGTGGTACTGCGACGAAGTGGATTGACACCATCAAAGACCTGTTCCCAGCGGGCATCTACGTGAGCGACAGTTTGTACTCTAGTGCTGGCCTAACCACGAGTGCGCTTGTTCTTGAGCTTTCGAAAGCGAATTTTGAGATGATCGTTGAACGTGACATGTCGATTTTCGCTAAGGAAGACGAGGACATGAATCTGCAGGTGAAGGTTCACGAAGTTGTGGCACCCCGTATCAAGCAAGCACCTAGCATCTGCGAACTCACTGGGTTAACCTAAGCAACCTCGAACATCTTTCCCCTTGCTGTGTGAGGTCAACAGTTACCCTGAGTATGGTGTAAAACTGCTCATTAACCAAAAAATCAATAAAATGGAGGTACAGAAATGAGATTTAAGATATTGCCTAAGGTTTCGAGTTTCACGGATGCTGCAGGTGTGGAGCATAAGCCGGGGGATGTTGTGGATTTGCCGCCAAGTTATGAAGGCGAGACATGGCTTGAGCGTGGGGATCCTGCGCCTGTGGTGGCTGCTGTTCCTGGAAAGATTGAGCCAATAGCTGCTTCGGAGCCTGCTGCGGTCCCTTTAGAGGTTTCTCCGACGAAAAAGAGGGTTCGGAAGGTTCCACGGATATTTCGGCGCCCAAAGTCTTAGTTGGCATCCCAAGCCTCAATGACCACGACCGCTATGCGGGTTATTTAGCCTCAGCCCTGTCACACGTTAAAGCTGCTTTGGAAGGCGTGTCGTACGATGTTTTTGTTACTCCGCCTGCGTCTTTGTCTTCATGGGCTGGTCTTGTAGAAGTTCAAAACGTAATTGTTGAGCGGTTTCTTGCTGGCAAGTACGATTTTCTCTGGCTCGTAGAGTTAGATGTTCAGGTGCCGCTTGGTTCTTTCCAAAAACTCCTCGCCTTGAATGTCGATGTAGCCTGTGGTTACGTGCGGCGTCATAACGGCGAGGGCTTGATTTTAGGTTTTCTCGATGAAAACATGCGGGTTTGGTATCTGCCCCAAAACGCCGTCCAAGGCAACGTTCTTTCAGGTTGGGTTATGGCTGGAACCAGCTGCTTGCTGATTAAACGGCGGGTGTTTGCGGATGGTTACCGTTTCAAGTTTTTGCCCAATGTTACGCCTGATATTTTGTTTATGTTTCAGGTGCAACGGATGGGGTTTGTGGCTAAGGTTCATGGCGATGTTTTGTGTGGGCATTTGCCCGAGTTTCCGCTTACCGTTGTAGAGGGAAAGGTGAAGTTGGATGTCTGATAAGGCCAAAGAGATTTTGATGCGTAGTCGCAGTTTAACGGCTTCTGTTCCTAAAGTTATGACTGAGAGTGAAAGTGGCGCTTCCGAGGCTCTTGCGCGAAATCGGGAACTTTTGAATGCGGATGCTGAGGCTAAAAAGCGGCAGGAACTGTTTGATTCTTTGCCTCAAGGTAACGGTTCTGGGCTTGACGCTGATACGGTTGATGGGTTGCATGCTTCGGAGATTGTTGCCAAGGCTGCTAAAGTTGTCCAGCGTGCAGGCGGCGGTGGTTTAACTTCAGTTGACGGAAAACCAGGTCAACTCGCAGAGCCACAAACACCAGCCATCCACGGCAGCGAAGCACACAGCGTCGCCTTTGACCATGGGTCCTTCATTCTTGGCAGTTTCTCTAAAGTCGAAGCCACAGCCTATAACGGGGACGGCACACTGGTGCAATGCAAAATCTACAACACAGAAACTGAACTCATCTACACCTTAGACTTCACTTACGATTCTGCTATCCTACAGTCAGTCGCAGTCAAGAATGGTTCGGGTGTTCTGCTTAGGACATACACATTCACTTGGGACATCTACGGGAAGTTCGAGAAAACGGAGACGAGTTAATGGTTGGCACGATAGCTTTTGATGGAACTGCGATAACTGCTGTAGGTGGTTCTGCAGGAGCGCCAATTGGTTTCATTGATTTGTGGAACTCTGATATTGCTGGATCACGGATTCTGAAAACCGCAACGACTTCACCGTTTACTGCGTCCTTGACAACAGCCGTCAAACCTGCAGACTCAAAAGCCCTTAGATTACGTTGCGTAATAACCAACTTCAGTGTGGCAGGAACAGTTGCATTCACTGGAACAGACGCTTGGGGAAATGCGTTAAGCGAAGCAGTAAATATCACCGCAAACGGAACATTTACGACCGGGGGATATTTTGGTGCCATAAACGCTAACGGGGTGGTTGCAGTTGGAACGTTCACAGTCGCCATCACGCAGCCTCGTTGGGGCGTGGTGTGGAAACAATCCACAACTGAATACGTGCTCGATTGCTTACTATATGTCGGCGACAACACCAACGCCACCTACTTCACCGACTCTAACAAACTCATCACCGTTAACGTGAACGGCTACGGTGGTGGAACATACGTGATTGCTTGTCGCACCAACGCCACCTTAACGTTTGGAATGCTCGTTAGTGCTACTCTGAAAACTACTAAGCTCGGATGCACGTTTGTTGTCCTCAATAACAGCGCGGGGTACATCAGATTAATCTATACGGTTGGCGGTAGCATCTATCTTTATGGCTGCACCGTTCAGGGAACTAACACGCAGGAAACTCAAATTTACGCTAACACGATCTGGAATACAACGTTCTCATTGACGAATGTCTTGCTCATACCGCCAGCTGTAACTGACTATTTTGGCATGAACTTCTTGGGCTGCGCCGGTCTCAATTCTAGGCTGAATGACTCGCTTAACATAACCAACATGAACGTTCTATCCTCGAACAGGGTGTGCCAAATCTACATAAACACTGTTGATGCAAGCATCACCAACCTGTACGCAAGAGGGAACGCCATCATTGCATCGATTTTGTATCCTACATCGGGCTCCTTCAGCTTCATCGATCCAGACGTTGACACTTGGGCATTCATCTGGAGCACAGAAGGCTTAACAATTTACCGCAAATACACTTTTAACCTCACAACAGACCCAGGCGCAACTGTAACCCTTAAAGACAACGCAGGCAACACAGTTTTTAGCGTCACCTCAGACGCAGTTACAGGCGCAATTGCAACCCAAACTGTGTCGCGGGGCTACTATAATTCCCCTAACGGCAACACATTGCAGGATTACGGTCCCTTTACGTTGACCGTGACGAAAACTGGAAAAATGCCCTACACTCAGACAGGCATTGTTTTGGCGGAAAAAACCAAGTGGCAGATTACTCTTCGGGACCAATTAACTGGGAACGCTGCTGTTGATGATGTGGTTTCTGGAAAGAAATTCTACAAGGATGATGTCGATACTCAGTTGGTGGGTTCTTTAGCGTTAACTGGGACTGCAATAGTTGCTGATGTGGCAAAGGACAAAACCTTCTACGGAACAGACCCGAAGACAAAACTCACTGGGGCGCATCTTAATCCAGCCGTGTTTGTTGACGTGCTCTCTGGAAAGCCAGTGATCAACCTCAAGCGAGCAGACCCAAACAACAAAACGGTCATATCAGTTTGATTTTTACCCGTTACATGCTGCCACGAAACAAGTGGTGACCTGATGCGAGACTGCTGTTTTCTGGGAAAATCCTTTTGTTGACGGAGAACCGCTAAATTCTGTCAGTTACCGTTCACTTTTTGTTGCAGCTTAAAACCGAGCGCAGCTATATCGTGTGGACTTAATAAGTTCAAGGACTCTATTCAAGCTGAACAACCAGCTTGGCGCTCTGAATGCCTACTCGAACAGAGAAAATAAAATCGTTTGAAAACTATTTGGATGCTGAGTTTCACAACCTCAAAATCTTTCAGTATAACCGATTTGAGAGCATAGAGGCGGTTGGAACCATCCATGAAATCGCTCTCCATAATAATTTATTGAAATGGGGCGGGGCTCTTGATGTATTAATTCCGAAGTTACTTACAGATTCGAAAGGTGAAAAGCGAGGATTGCCGCCAGAAGCAGCAATTTCAGCCCTTGAGTTCAGTCAGAACTTTTATTTTTTAAGGGACTATTTTTTCTTTACATACAATGTTCCAGGAAATGTGAAATGGACATTTCCAAAAAATGCCGTCAACATACGGCTCCTAGAAAGCACTTTTCACCTCCAAAAATTCCTTGAAATGAACCAGTGGTTTACAACCTCGCACAAAGCTTTCCAAGGCTTTGACGAAGTCGAACGCAACATTAAGGACAATGTTGAACAAACCGACGAGGAGTTCGCCCCCTCAAAATCACTCGAACTAGCTTTTGAGGGGTGCATCAAAGAAGCAGAAATAAAGCTTAACGTTTACCCAAATTTTCTTACGGACGATTTCATCTTTGACTCGTATTCCATCGGCGAGTTTAAGGCTGTCTACAGGACCCTTCTTGCGCGTGCATTGCTGAGGCGATATTTCGTTAGCAAGCATGAAAAAAACCATAGTAACCAGGGGTATATTCTTGCGCCTAAGAAACAAGAATTGGTAGAAGGTATAGTAGAGTATTCAAATGTACCTCAAGTCAAAGTAGAGGCTGTTCTAGACGATTTGACGCTGGATGTCCAAAAAGCTAAGAAAGGTCTAGGCATCTGCTCTTTTCCGTTAGTTTTCAATCTAGAAGAGCAATGCTACTTTATTTTTCCAAATCTAGTTTGCCTTTGCGAATGCTTTGATAGTATCCGGAAAGCTTGGGCAATGAGAAACCAAGAATTATATGGAAAAAGGGTGGCAAACATCGTCGGCGAAGCAATGGCACAACGAATTGAGTCAATTTTCAGGACTACCGGATTTGTCCATGTCAGAAGAAACGTCAGCATGCGGCAGTTTGGAGAAAGGCTCCCCGACATAGATGTATTGGCAGTTTGGAAAGAACCAGGCTTTGGCTACGCCGTCTTTCTTTGCGAAACAAAAAATACAATACCTGAGCGATTCGGCAAAGACTTTGTGAGAAGCATAAGCTCGACTGGATTTGTGACGGAGGCCCAGAGACAAGTTAGGGATATTTGCGAGGCTCTAAAAGGGAAAAATGGACGAAACTTTTTGGGATTACTTGAGACCAGTTTTCCAGGCCAAAAGTGGGAACACTGCTTGTATGCGCTTTATTCCTTAATTGTCACGTCTCAGAATAATGGCGTATTTGCTGCCGGAAAAACGATTGTTGACTATAACACCTTCGAACAGATAGTGAGTTCTGCTAGAGGAGACATTTTGCTCATCGTGTCAAGGATGACACAAAAGGAGCTACTAAAAGCTTGTAGAAAGTGTAGCGAAGTCGTTTATGAAAAAGTCCAAATAGGCAAATATTCTGTAACCCTTCCTGCAATAGCATTCCGTTCTATTCTTCAATTCTAGTCAGTGTTGGTACCGAATTGCGGGATGGTTTCCTTAAGGTAAGTGTCCAGAAGTTTGCCTCTGCTTTTCAACTTTTCAAGAAGTTCTTGCGGTGAATGAATCTGTTGTCCTGCGAAGTTTTTGGTAACCGTCAAGATTCCTGCATTTGGTTGGATGTTCATGTCAAGAGCAGGGCAGAATATTGGGATACGTTGCTCGTGTGCAATTCGCGTCTGAACCATTGAACCTCCTTTTTCACCACTTGCACAAACTAGTAAGGCATCGGAAAGCCCAGAAGTAATCCTATTTCGTTGGATGAAAGAATACCTGTTCCAATAGAAATTTGGCAAGTATTCGCTCACTAGCAATCCGTCAGATTGCTTTATCCTCTCGAACAATGGGGCATTTTGCGGCGGGTACACATGGAAAAAACCATTCCCAAGTACACTTATTGTCTTGCCACCAACGCCTAACGCTCCCTCATGCGCCGCCGTGTCTATACCTTGTGCCCCGCCACTGATGGTCACAAAGTCATTCAAAGCAAAGTATTTTGCCGATTCAGACGCAAACTTCTTTGCTTCCTCAGAAGGTTGACGTGTTCCAACCACTGCAATTTTTTTCTTGGCAAGCAAAGCAGCATTTCCCCAAAGGAACAGAGTCAAGGGTGGATATGGCATTCGTTTCAACTTGAGCGGATACTCAGCATCAACAAGTGTGACGATTTTCATGCCAGCTGAGATTGCTGCCTCAATGGAGCGAATGTAGCCGTTTTCGGGGTCGTTCTTGAGCTTCGCAAGTTGAGGAAGCATATCAGATTTCACTATACGAGTGTCCAACAACTCTGCAAAGTCAGCATTGTAAACTCTCCCAATACTGCCAAAGATTTCAACTAGTCGCTGAAGCTTGATTGGCCCGAGACCTTTCACTTGACCCAGCTTTAACCACTGAACAATTTGCGCTGTGTTCATTGCCATTCTTTAAGCCTCATGCTTGTTTATGCCTAAACAAACCGCTAAAACATCAATGGCTCCAGCCGCTCTCAGGGCCTTAGAGCACTCCAAAGTTGTCAGCCCAGTTGTCTTAGTATCGTCCAAAATGATTACTTTAAGCCCCTTCATGTTAAGATTGACTTTGAATGCATCCTTGACCTCTCTATATCTTTCATCTAGATGCGCACAGGTTGTAAGCTTTTTGCCTTCTCGTATCCGTTCAACGACATTAGCGTACGGTATCCCATAATCTTTCTGCAACCGCTTTGCCAGAGAATCTAGCGTTGGCGAGAAGTTGCCTTTTTTGGATGATGGCGCCACCACTATCAAGTTTGGTTTGAATGGAAGCTTCTCAAAAACAGATTTAATGCCGTCCAAAAAGTACGCTGATAAATCCTGATGCTTTCCATCGACTATTTGCTTTGAATAATAGTCTGGCTTTTGTGACCTGCCATAGTAGAACGCTGGTGCATAGACTTGGATTGCTAGTGCGCCATAGTATTGTTGATAGTGTGCTACTTGTTTTTCCATTCATCCTTCGCCTGTAATAGGTTTTTCCTATTACAAGCAGATACGAGTCCCCGTTCTTTAAAGAATTGTTGCATTCTATCTGTCAAATTTGGTTCTCAATTTCTCTACAATCTGTTTGCCAACGCCTAGACCAGTTTTCGCTTTTTTCCCAATGTGCATTTGTTTTAAGAGCCACAGAACCCATTCCCCAGTATTTCGTACCAAGTCACAGAACCGAGTAAGAAAATACTAGCGTGTTTGGGCTAATAATGCATTAGTGCTGATTCGGGCAACGTTGTGGTGAGGTTTAGTTGGGCTTTGGCGTCGGTGAGTGCTGATGATGTTAGGGATGTTTTGAATCTTAGCGGAGGCGACATTTCTGATGTGAAGGTTCTGAAGTTTATCAAGCGAGCTGAGGTGACTTTGGAACTGGAGCTTTCTTCTTCGATTGATTACGCGTCTTGTACGGACGCTGAGAAGGAAGCAATTACAATCTTAGCGGCTATTTACGCGGTTTGCTTCATGACGGGTGGCTCTTCGGTGGGTTTGAATTTCACGGTTGGCGACCAGACCGTAGGCGCATCATCTAACCTGCCTTCTTTGGATGTTCTTCAGGCTGAGTTGGAACGGTTTCTTTCGGCGCTTCGCGGGGTTGATTTTAGGGTGGCGTCCGCGTAATGGGCACAGTTCCAACCGCTTACTATGAGTTCGTGATGCACCACGCGCCTTGGTATTACGTTATTCCCGCGGTTCTGGGTTCTGATGCAGTTGCAGGGCAAAAAGACGTCGTTGTGCCTGATGGCTCTTTATTTGAGGCAGGCATGCCCGTGCAAATCAAGGATTCAGTTAACAGCGAATGGAATGAAGTTGACTCTGTGAACGGCAACACCGTGACCATGGTTAACAACTTGGCATTCACCTATTACGCATCTAAGGCTGCCGTTGTTGACCATCCCGATTTGACCTATGGCAAAGGCGCCTTTCCCGCGGCTTTTGCCCTTGAATTCTTATGTGAAGCTTATTCAGCGGAGCAATTCAACGCCGTCAAAGCCACAATCCTTGCGAAAATCGTGGAGCTTGCTGATTGGCTTCTGACCCAACAATGTGTAAATGCAGCTTTGAAGGCTTACGGTGGCTTTGCTTCCGCCGAAGGCTCCACCCAATACTGGAGTATTGACGCAGGACGGGTTATTCCTGCATTGTTGAAGGCGTATGCTCTTACGGGCGATTTGGAATATTTTGATGCTGCCAAGCTGTGTGGTTACACTTTCCTGTACAATATGCAACACGGTCCATTGGCGGCTGGGGCTGGCGGTTACTATGGTGGGCTTGCCCAATACGTCGACACCGACGATGAATATGGCACTGCAATGATGACCGAGGACCTTTACTGCCTCATCGGGCTTCAAATGCTTGTAACGTCTGATTCGGCAAACGCCATCAGGTACAGTGCAATAATGGCCGACATGGTTGCTTTCTACCGTGAAGGCTTTGAAAATCTTTGGCTCTATTATCAGCCTCCGCCAGACGGCACGGGCGAATGGTTCCGCATAGGCTTAAACAACACCGAAGTCTACGACGACCCAATCAGCTTCGCACTGCTAGGCTTGTATGCCTATGAGGGCTGGAGTGTTAGCTGCCAGCGGGTCTACAATTTTGTGCAGAGCATCAAAGCTAGCGGTCAATATCCTGGGTACATTCCTGACGTCTGCTGGCCAGGCTACATCGATGTAATCTCTCGCTTTCCCGCCTGCAGTTACTATGATGGCGTCACCATCGGCATCTTGTGGAAGATTCGCCGAGAGCACGACTTGCCAGGTTTCAAGCTAGCTTATGATGTTGCCGAGAAGTACGCTGACGAGTTTCTTAATTGGGGGCCTATCTTCACGGATTATTCGCCTATCCTTGCTGCGAAGGCCATGGCGAACGTGTCTTGGATTGGTCGGATGTTTCTGAACTACGAGGAGCCAAACTCGCAGTTTGCGCGAATTCTGAAAAGCAAAGGTGAAGCGGTCCTGCTTTATCCGGTGCAGCAAGCGGTTGAAACAGTGGACTATGGCGAGCCGCTGGACGTGCTAGCTGTGGTTTCGCCGATTAAAGCGGAGCAGGTGCTTATCGAGCCGGGTTATTACTTGAATGATTACTTGGCCATTTACACGCTTGTTCCAATGCGCAGTCACGACAAGATTAGGCGCCAAGGCGAAGACTACGAAGTCCAGACTGTGACGCCTTACACCTACGCGAATCAACGTTGCTACTTCAAAAGCACTGTCCGGAGGCTCATTGCTTGAGTGAATTAGAGAACCCGGTTACTACGCTGTTGAGGTTGATTTCTACGAGGATAAGGGTCACAAAAGACGATGGGAACGCTGCAAGTATTCTGGCTTCTGAAGCTGCGTTTGATCGGGAACTCCTGCTAAAGCAGTACGATTCACAAATCACGCTAACTGTTGACCCTAGCCAAGGGGTTCAGGAGCAGCGGCTGAATCTCAATGGAACTCTTAGGCGGCAAGTGTACTTTTTCAAATGCACGGCGCATTCGGTTGATAAGCCTTCGGTGCCTGGCGCAGATCTAGGGCGAGTTATGCGCAACAAAGTCGCGGCTCAGCTTAATGCGATTATCCGAGAGAACCGAACCTTACCCTACCAGACAGTCTACAACTACGTGGGGCTTGGCTATCCTGCAGGTGACCCGCATAAGGCGTATGCTGCGGCTGCCGCTTCCGAGTTGGCGCCGTCAAGCACTTCATGGGCTGAACTTTCTGCATTGGATTATCAGGGCATCTGGTACAGTGACGACGTTAGATATTCCAAGAGCGCAGGCATCGACAATCAGTATGGCATGATGCTGTTCAGGTTCAAGATTGGTTCTAGGGCGCAATGCGTCAAAAAACTCGTGCTGGCCTTCGAAGGCTACGGAACTGCTCCCGCTGGAAACGGGGCAACTGTGAAGCTTTGGAATCATACACTTGCCACGTGGCAGCAAACGCAAGCGGGAACGGGCAGCGGAGACGAAACCTTAACAATCACCGTTTCGGCGAGTTGGACGGACTTTGTTGATTCCAACGGCTTCGTTTACGTGTTAGCCAGAACCACTAACCCGAGCAATGGAGTCACGTCAGCGGTTCTTTATTGCGATTTCTTGCAGTTGACGATTCAGGTTTACGGAATCACGTACTGTGATGTGGTTAGGCATACGCCCGTGGATTTGACGGATGTGAAGCCGTTCCTTTTCAAAACGGAGTTCACGTTGCGAGGGTGGCTATTCGAAAACATCACTTAACGGTTACAGGTGAAATAAAATGGTTGAAACGTACGGAGTGGATGAAGAGCGGTTCTATTTTATAGCGGAAACCGTGCCAGGAACAAACCCCGCCACACCGGCAATGCTTGGGGTGCCCTGCGAGTCAATCGATCCAGGCTTAGATGTAGGAAATATTCTGCTGCGGGGCGCTGGAAGCTATGACCTGCAAGCCATCAAGAAAGGGACATGTGCGCCGAGCCTAAAAATCGGCTACATTGTCCCCTCCTCCAACCCAATAGAGTTGCTGCAGTGGGCGAAAATGGATTTGGACAAGACGCTGAGTTGCCAAGTGCTTTACCATAAGGGAACTTGGGCGTCGCCAACTGACATTTTGTCGTTGCTTTACACGTACATGCGCATTGGCAAGGCAAGCGTATCCGTGGACATCGACGATGTCCTTAAGGCTTCGCTGGAAATGATGGGGCAGAACCTCGCAATGGGAACCGCGAAACTTGCCGACGCCACCTACACGGACGCCACTGGAGCAGTAGCCTTCAATGAAACATACCTAAAAATTGACGCGGTCGCGAATGATCGGGTTGTCGGCTGGAAATTTGACATAAACAACAACCCCAAACGTGTCCCGGTAATTCGTGCAGCGAACGGTCATTTGGCTAAGTATGTGCCTTTTGGGAAGCGTGAGCTTTCGGGGGAGATAACGTTTGAGTTTGAGAGCAAGGCGGAAATGGATCAGTGCTTGGCGGATACGGAGTTTGATTTGGAATTCGGCTTAGGCGGAACCAACAAGGCAACGTTCCCCGACTGCAAATGGTCCACTATTTCGCATTCTAAGTGGCTTGAGGACCTAATCAGCGTCAAAGCAACCTTCGACTGCAAAGGTCCACTGGGTATCAGTGCAAGTTAATGGAGAAAATCAAATGCAAAAAGAAACTGTGCAAATCGACAACCGCTTTGGCGACGAATTCGAAGGCGTCTATGAATTTCGTCAGGTCACGCAGGGAGAATACGAGCGTGTCCTCGTGAGTTACATGGATGTTCTCGGCAAAGTTGCGAAGCAAGATGTTCTGAAAGTGAATCGTGAAATGCTCTGGACTGGCCTAACCAAGCAACCAGAAGGCAAACCTTTGAACAGAGAACGCGTAGTTCAGGGACAACTTCCCTATGGGTTAAGCGTGAAGCTGCAGGAAGCCTACGACAAGGTGAATGGGATTGCTCCTGATGAGCAGCGTTTTTTATCCTCGCCATCAGACGAAAGCAGCCTCATCCAAGGCTCTCAAAATTCGTTATCTGCAAAGAGTTCGGATGGACCGAACAGCAATACAACAACACGAGCCACAGGACCATCATAGAATTCAGTGCTATTCTGAATACGCTTGATATTATGGCTCAGGAAGAGGCGAAAAAAGCCGAAAAGGACGGTGCAAAGGCAAAGTGTCGGTAGATGTACAAATAGACTTAACAGGCGTGGAAGAGTTAGCAGCCGCTCTCCAAAAGTTTGATGCTGCAACTCAAGAGAAAGTTCGTGCCTGGCTTTATGATTGGGCTTTGAAAGTGCGGGACCAAGCAAACCGTAACGCTCCTGAACGCACGGGATATCTGAAAAGCACAATTTACGCCAAGGTCCAAGAATGGCAGGCAGAAATAGGCGTGGAAGCGACTTACGCTTACTTTGTTGAATTTGGAACCCGGTACATGCGGGCGCATCCGTTTCTTTATCCTGCGCTTCAGGAATTCTTGCCCGAGCTTGAAATGAACCTGGTGGGTGCCTTGGAGCAGGCGAAAGCGGAGGCGGGGCTTTGAGTTTTCGCGAAATAATTGTCAGCATCCGGGCAATTAACCGAGCCAGCACCGCGTTTAACAAAATTCAAACTGACGCCGAAACCTTAACGGCGCGAGTCAAAAGCTTTGGCGCAACACTGGCAGGCATCGGCGCTTCAGGAACCGCTCTGGGCTATTTGGCGAACCAATTTGGCATCTTAAATGATGCTCAAACAAAGACGTTCACGTCTGCTATGATGCTTGTAAGCGTCGTTGGCATGTTGATGAGGACTGAGGCAGGTCTGGCTATTGCGCATAAGGTGTATTCGGCTGCTTGTGCGTTTGCGACCATGGTTCAGAATGCCTTGAACATCAGTTATGCTACGTTTCTTGCTCTGACCGGTGTAGGAATCGCCGTCATTGTTGCCGCTGCCGCGGCTATGTATGCCTTCGCAAGTAGCATGAACACGGCTACAGCTAGCGTGCAAACTTTCAATGATACGGCTGCTCAGACGCCAACTCGAACCAAGGGCATAATTCGTGGGGGCGATCAGGCGCTAGCTCGGAGAGGGGTAGAGTAATGGCTGAGCCCGCAAAAGCCGCCCTAACCCTTGTTTTTGGCACGGTAACTCCGCCTCAAGGCGACGTCATTGAACTTTTGGCGCATCTAGGCTGCAGCAAAGAAGTAAGCAGCTACGAGGTTACTCTTCATAACAACGATGGCAAGTATAGCCCAGGCGGAGCGTCAGCGATCACGGTTGGGCTTGATGGCTCAATCAGTTTAGGTAGAGGCGCCGTGGTCCCGCTGCTTATGACGCTTCGGGTTGAGAAAGTCGAGTACACGTCCTCGCCAATGGTGAGTACCGTTAAGGTTTCCGGGCGCTGCTGGGGTGAGCGGCTTTTCCGTCGCGTAGTCACAGCCAACTATACTGGGATGAAAGGCGAAGAAATAGCCAAGGACTTGATGGATTACTATGCAGGCTTAAGCCATTCTCGCAGCGGCACGGAACTTGTCGAAGACACAGACACAACCTACACTGAACTTGACTATACCGATTCTCCAGTCTGGGACATCCTCAAGTACATCGCCGAAACGTCCGATAAAGCAGGGGTAATCGGCTATGACTTCCGCGTGGCTCCTGACGGCAAATTCGAGTTCTTCCCCAATAACACCAAAACTAACGCCACAGTAATAGTTGAAAACATCGATAACCAGTCCGTTTTCAGTAAAGACATCACCCGAATAAGGAACAAAATAACGCTTTATGGGCTAGCGGACAAGAGCATTCCGCTTGATAAGGTGTCTTGGACTCGAAGTTTAAATCCTTCAGATGGCGATTGGTTGGCTTCTTCGGGGACGGCAAGTCTGGACGCTACTGGGGCACCTGACGGCGGAGCATGCCTTAAACTTAATGTTGTTGGCGCCCTCGAGTATGGCTCAGTCGCCCTAGTTTTGGATGCTGGTAAAGAGGTAAACTGCGAACAGTACCCACTTGTTGACGTTCAGCTTAAGGTTGCCGCAACTTACTCTGGGACTGGCACTTTTATTCTCTATGATGCCACGGGGAAGACGGCAGCTAAGAATGTGACGATTTCGCCTGATGCGGCTTGGCACACTTTGGAAGTGGGCGTTGGCACCGCTTACGCTAATCAATGGGAAAGCATTGTTGCAGGGTTTGATTGGACAAAAATCTGGACAATTCGCTTTGCATTCTGGTTCCCCGAAGGCGTCGGCGCGGGTGCTTTTTGGGTGCATGGGCTGTATTTTGGCGGTCGCCGATACACAGCCACCGAACAGAACGCGGCAAGTCAAGCAGCTTATGGACTAAGAGAGTATGTGGAGACTGATGAGGAACTTTGGAGCGATAACGAATGTTCCTTAAGGGCAAAGGCGCTGCTAGCCTACCTTAAGGACCCCGCAGAGAACATAACCCTCACAAGTACGCTTCTGGATTACGGAAGCTCACCTATCTTGGCAGGCGACAAGGTGCATGTACATCTGCCAACAGAAGGCGTCGATAGCGATTACCGTGTTGAAAGCGTAGAATACCGCGTGGCTGCTGAGGATGGGGAGCTTGAAGCGACTTTGGAGCTTGGGAAAGAGCCTCCTCAACTCGCCGACTACATCTAGGCTTGCGACCCTACACGGTTAACGTAGAAAAGCTTAGCCGAACCAAACTTGGCAGACGCGGAATCCCCGTTGGCACGCAAAGCGGCGGAACCGGTGCCAATTCGTACTTCACAAGCAACGTAGACATAGACAAGACGTCGCCCGTTCTGAACTTGATGACTGCCCGGGCGTTGAAGGCAGCTTTTGGCTTTGATGGCGCCAACGTGTTCGCAGTCTCTTATGTTGGCGATTTC